GGCGGTCGCAATGTTCGCACGGCCGAGCCACTCGGTAACGATCGCGGAAATGTTCGCGTCAGAGTCGGCGGTCAGGTCGTTAGATACCGGCATGAAACCTGCACGATCCTGAATGTTGTAAGTAATACGTTCGAACTGAGGAGCTGTGATCTTTTTAGTGATCGCGCCGTTCTCGTCGAGGTCGACGAAAGCCTCGGTATCTGCCTTTTTCTGATAGGTACGAGCGCCCTTGTTTGTGGACACGTTTTCGACAGAAATATCGTCGAGGAAAGAGTACACAATTTCAGGCCAACGATTGACGGCCGTCTGAATGTCCTCCGGGACGGTATAACCGCCGTCGGCGTCGACGCTTTCCTGTAAATCCTTATCGGCGGCGTACTTTGCCGGAGCCATGATCGCGCGGACTTCCTTAGCGACGATAACCTCGCCGGAAACGGTCGCCTTTTCGCCGACGTTCTCCGGATCCTGAGGAGCGCCCTCAGTACCGCGAGCCTTTTCCGCGTCAAAGATACGCTTTTCGGCGTTATAATCTTTTCTCAGTTCGTCGACCTCGTCCATGAGCGCGTTAGCCTTGTCGAGATCCTTGTTTTCGCCCTCCATAAAGGACTTAGCCTCTTTGGTCTTGGCGTCGATCTGTGCGAGAATTTCTCTCATTTTCTTATTCATTGTCTTTTACCTCCTGAATTTATTCGTTGTGAGAGTTTGCAAAACAAAAAGACTCAGCGATCCGGGAGTTTGTGATCCTCTCCATGATCTCAGAGTCTTTCGTTTCGGTTTCGTTTGGAGTTTCCTCCGGAGCCTCGATCGGTTTTGTGAAACCGATACTCTTATGAGTTCCGGCTCGAGGTTGTGCCGGGATAGCGACGAGAGACAACTCGAAAGCGTCTTTTGCACCGTGAAGGAGCATTTTACAACGCTTTTTCTTCACCTTGCCGCTCTCGTCTGATACGTCATACTCAAAACCGGGATAGTGACGACACCAATCTTTCATATTGTCACAACCGCAGATATTACAGATCATTTTGCTCGGAGAGCAAGAGGTCGAAACCTCTTTCTTGATACCTCCGAGGATCTCGGCAATCAGATCCTTATTACTCTCGGTACGGATCATATAGACTTTACCGATCAACTCGGTATGTATCTCGCCGAGTTCAGTCGTCTTGCGTGTATTCTGTACGAGTTCCGTACCATAGATACGGCCAATCTGATTGTCCGCTTTTCGATTGTGATCTTTGAGCATGGTCTTACCGGGATAAAGATCCTTGAGATCCTGTAACGCTTTCAGATTGAACGGCATAAAATTGCGGTCGTCCTGTTCGTTATCGGCCATAACGCACTTGAAGACGAAAACCTCCTCAGCCGTAACCGGAGAGAGCGTATACTTATTAATCTTTTTGAGATCCTCCTCGGTTATTTCCAACGGCTCAACGCTCGCCGTCTTGAGTATCACGCCTGGAATAGCCTCCGGATCGTTATACTCTGTAAACTTGTCGGACATTTCCTTTACCTCCTCTCTGTAAATTTATAGAAACCCTTACAGGACTCTATCTTACTGATCCTCGTCGTCCGAGGTATCGTCCGGATCCTCCTCCGGATCTGTTTTGTCGTTCTCCTCGCCGTCCTGATCGTCGTCCGCGTCAGGATCCCCCTCAGAGCCGTTTTCTGATCCGTCCTCGATATTTTCCTCAGTTTCCTCGAAATCGTCCTCAGAGCCGAGAATTTCGCGAGCCTCGGCGTCAGTATAGCCGAGACCGTACATAAGAACGGCGATGCCTTGGTCGTATGTCAGTTTTCCGGATCGGATCCCGTCGATAACCGAGATAAGATCGTTCGGAGTTGCTTTCGGTTCCTCGGTCTCGCCCTCGATCGGCTCCAGATCCTTTGTATCCTCGAGATCGGTATACTGAGATCCGGTATACTGTACCGGAATACTCGAGCCGTTTCCGAGGAGGTTGTCGCCGCCGTCCACGCTTTCGAGATCGAGGAGCGCTCGCGCCTCATTCGGCGTATAGAGGAAACTATTAACCGCCGTCGAAAGTGTCGTGATCTGAGTCTGTTGATCGGCTCTCAGGATCGACGCGACGTTAAACTTAAAATGATATCCGGTCTTGACTTCCTCAGGCGAGAGGAGTTTATACGTCAACTCCTCCTCGTACTGTTTAAGGATATAGAGCAACGTATCGACGTAGAAAGATAACTGTTGAGCCTCAGCGGACGCGTAACTCGATTTCGTATAGTCGCCGATCTGATACGGCTTGATCCCGAAAGCGCTCGCGATCTGTAAAGCCGTATACTGACGAACCTCAATAAACTGGTTATCGGCGAGCTTAACGTTAAGAGGCGTCAGAGTCGCGCCGAGCGGTATCGGGATTATATTCTCGATACCGTCATTCTTGAGATCGCCTTTTGCATACTGTTCGATCCCGGCGACAAACGATTTCACGTTTTCGTCGTTGAGAGATCCGGTATACTGTAAAACCGCTTTCGCGGTAAAGCCGGACTCGTACATTTTATTGAGCAACTTTTGAGACTTGACCGCGCCGTTTAACGTGAGTTTGAGTTGCTCTTGTACTGAAACACCGATCAGGCCGTCGAAAGTATTACTCGATTTGAAATGTAAAATCTCCTCGGATCCAAACTTATAAACCCGACCGGCTCCGGAATATAGATAATAGATATCCGGTTGATCGGCGAGGATCCGCGCGTCGTCGTACCAAACCTCGACTTGTTCCGACGGGAGGATCCATAGTTTCATATCCTGACCGGCTCCCTGGATCCAGACGTAAGCGTTACCGTAATGATTACGGTTATACTCGACCGTACTCCAAAACGACGTAGCCGTCATATAGGGATTAGGCCGGTCGTGTAAAACGGAGTAAATCGGATGATCTCTCGAGGTCTCGACGCCGTTCTTTTCGTTAAACCTGAGGAGTTTGAGCGGCATTTTACCGACGGACTCGCTCAGGACTTTCAGACAAGCGAAATACGTTACCTCCGATAAGATTTGACCGTCGGCGTTCGCGTCTATACCGAGGAATTTGTACAGATTGTTTAACTCGATCGTCTCTCGATCGGACGCCTTATTAAAAAATTTGCACCATAATTTTTGAAAGATGTTCACTTGTTCTCACCTCCTTACTTTTTCCAACCCATAGCCTTTAAGTATCTCTCGAGTTCGGAGTCGACGTCGACTAGTTCTTTCGTCCTGTTCTTTAACATGAGAGCGTGAGCGTCAATACAAGCGTCGACCGGATCGATCCGCTTGTAATTTGCTCCTGGACGTTTATCGACCTTGATCTCGTCAAAAGAGTTCCGAACGATCTCAGCATTAAGTACACTCCATGTGAGTAACTCGTTCGCAAGATCATACTCGAGAGCACAACTCTTGACGAGTAACTGAACGTCGACCGTCGCATCGTTTAAGCTCTTACACGATTGCACGATCAGAACGACCGGACAGCCGAAATCTTCGAGATCTGAGAGGATACCGTCGGCATTATGGGGATCGATCCCGATACCGAGAAACGTAAGATCATACTCATCCCGGAGATCTCTCAGAGTCTTAATGATAAATTTATAATCGTTTTTGAAATCGCCTTGACCGCCGGTTACGGTTATGAGTTTCATCTGTTCCCATAAGTCATAAGGCGCAAGATCAGTCTCGATATGTTCCTCAATTCGACCTCTCGGCATGAAAGAATGAGAGTAAAAATAAAATCTCTCTTTCTTATCTCCGTTTTCGGTTGTATATTCCTCCGGAAACTCGAGAGCGAGCGTCGTCAAGTCACCGCCGGAGGAGAGGTCGAGTCCGACCCAACATTTACGCCCTCGGAAATCATCGAGCGTCCGTTGTGTTCCACACTCTTGCCATTTCTGTGGATTGACAAAGAGATCGTCTGTATTCTGCACCCACATATTGAGCGACTTTGTGAGAAAGTCTCGGAGATCTGATCCTCCCATATCCTTAGCCGTCTGAGCGTCGATCTTGAGTACCTCGAGTTTCTCCTCATTTCCGGGAGCGCATATAAACGGATTTGCTTTCGCCCACGCCTCTGGAGACCAAATATCGTCGTTTGGATCTAGACAATAGATATCGACAAAAAAATCCTCGGCGGTCGCGAGACCTCTGAGGATCTTAATACAATAATCGTCCATTTCCTTACAAAATGAGTTTAATTTATCACCCCGAGTCGTAATCATAGAGACGAGAGTCTCATCTAGCGATCGTGTGCCATTATAGAGCGTCTTATATATCTTATTATCTTTGTGCTGATGTATCTCATCGACTGAGGAATATATCGAGCGAAAACCGTCCTCGAGACCAGCTTCGCGGCTCAAAGCCTCGATTGTACACATAGTTTCAACCGCCGCGATCGTTGACTTATAATCCTTAACGTCGAAATACTGATTGAGATCGGGATCAATCGTAATAAACTTACTCATTTCCTCCCATGCAAGACGCGCTTGTCGTTTCTTTGTCGCGACGGTAAACAGTTTACCGTAATTATACCCTCCAAAGCCGGCGACATAAGTACCCATGATACCATTCTCGAAAGTCTTACCGTTTTGTCGAGCCATTGACTTATAACGACGTCGAAATCGACGTTTGTCGTTGGACACCTTAAACCAGCCAAATGTACAGCCGAGATCGAAAGCCTGAGACTCGATCAGTTTAACCGGTTTGGGCGCCTCGCCCTCGGCGATCGTCAGTGTTTCGGCGTAATCGAGAATCTCGTTCGCTCTCATCGGATCGTAATAATATGGAAACTGCGTCGTCCTCTGTCGCTCGAGATCATTCAAGTGCCTTTTGCACGCGAGGACGTGTAACTCTCCGGCAGTCACTTCCCCGGAAACGACTTTTTGAGCGTATTGAGTAACGCGATCGATAAAGAGAGCAGATCTGTTAGCCACTTGAGACCGTCCGTTTCTCGAATTTCTTAAACTTATTCTCTTTCAGCATTTCGACCTGTTGCTCTGGGACAACCAACCGACATCGGCTCGAGATCGTCAAACCTAAATCGTTTGCCGCGCTCCGGCATTGCTTAAAATATCGCTCTTGGATTTTCGCCCACGCCTCAAAGAGTATCGCGTCGTCCTTAACCTCTTTCGATCTCATTTTCTTTACAGCATTGATATAAAAATCGTTTGCTGTGATATATCGTGCGAGCGCGTCGACATCCGTCTCGCCCATGATCCTGAGAGCCTTTAACTGATCCGCGATCTTGTAAAAGGTCTCTTTTTGTTTCTTTGTCAAGTAATTCGGCGCGATAATATCGTCGGTTATCGGCTTAACCTCGATCTTTTCGCGTTCCGTGATCTCGGCTTTTGTCAAGTGTTTCGCACCTTTAGCCTTTATCAATTCGATCGGTTGTCTCTGACCGGCCACATTATCGCCTCCTCTCCGGTCTCTCAACCATACATAGTATTCATAGCGCTAAAGATATTACTAATTTCGGTAGCGGTCTTAGCATTACTATACGCTAACAGCCCTTGATAATATCCTTTCTGCAAAACCTGACCATACACCCCGAGTACTAATACGTAAGTATAATAACCCGTGGTATTGATAGAAGATAATACCTCACTAACGTCGACGGTAACTGGAGCTTGATTGTTACAATATATTGTTACCGTATAAT